ACGAATACAGGTAATTGTATTTTTGGTTTCCAAGGTGTATCAGTTGGTGATGGGGATACTATTGATGTTTCTTACGGGACACCAATAAATGTTACAGACGCAGGGATTGGAACAGTTGAAGATCAACAAGTTTCACCAGAAAGCAGTGCTGTTACAATTGCAGGATCTCCTGCAGTAGATCAACAAACTTACTTTCAATTATTTAGAGATGCAAACGCAGGTGGAGATACATTTAGTGCCGACGCAAGAGTTCTAGGTCTTAAAATATTCTTTACTACTGATGCAGCTAACGACGCATAAGGAATTAGAATATGAGAGATTTAAAAAATAAACTTACTTCAAGTAAGAACACAAAAAATATACAATCTAAAAGAGGAAAATCTTTTGGCTATCAAGTTTTAGGATTTGGTGCTGGAGGAAGTAGTAATCCATTTGTACTTGCTACAGGTGGAACAATAACAACAAGCGGAGATTTTAAAATTCATAAGTTTACAGGCAATGGGACTTTTACAGTTTCTTGTGCCGGAACTTCAGGTGGATCGAATACAGTTTCTTACATGGTAGTTGCAGGTGGTGGTGGTGGTGGTAAGTCTAGTGGCGGTGGTGGCGGTGGTGCTGGAGGTTATAGAGAGTCTAAAGCATCAACAGATTCCTACACAGCCAGCCCAAAAAATGCAACATCAGGACCCACATATAATATAGCAGTTTCTGCACAAGGTTATCCAGTAACAGTTGGCTCTGGTGGTGGCGTTGGAAACACTTGTCAAAATGCTGGTAGAGGCGGAAGTTCAGTAGCTTTAGGAATTACATCAACAGGAGGCGGTGGAGGCGGTGGTTCTCCATGTCTTAGTCCACTAAGACCAGGAGGTTCTGGTGGTGGTGGAAGAGGAAACCCTGGACCAGCTGGATCAGGTGGAGCAGGAAATACTCCTCCCGTAAGTCCAGCTCAAGGTTTTGCGGGTGGTACGGGTGCAGCTAATAACCCTAACCCAGGATATACAGAATGTGCTGGTGGCGGTGGTGGTGCTACTCAATTTGGTCAAAACTCATCTCCAGGAAACCCAGGAACGGCTGGAAATGGTGGAAATGGTACGGCTTCATGTATTACAGCAAGTCCAGTAGCCTATGGCGGTGGTGGTGGCGGTGGTTTACCCGGAGGAACTGTTGGTAGTGGTGGAACCGGTGGTGGTGGAGCCGGTGGACGAGGACCTAGTCCAAACTCAGGTACTTCAGGAGGACAGGCTGGAGCAGCTAACACAGGTGGTGGCGGCGGTGGAAGAGGTGCTGTTGGAACTCAAGGAGATCCCGGCGGTTCAGGTATAGTAGTAATAAGGTACAAATTTCAATAGGTAATATTATGGCAAACTTTGCAAAAATAAATTCAAACAATGAAGTTCTTACAGTCGACGTAGTAGATAATGAAAATTTACATGACGCTAATGGTGTTGAAGTTGAAAGTATAGGTCAAGCATATTTAGAAAAACACAGCAACTGGCCAGCAGCAATGTGGATTCAAACTTCATACAATACAGCTGGTGGCGTTCACAAAAATGGCGGAACACCTTTTAGAGGTAATTACGCAGGTATAGGTCATATTTGGGATTTGGAAAATAATATTTTTTGGAATATAAAACCTTACGCATCTTGGGTAAAACATATAGCATCGGCTTCTTGGAAATCACCAATCGGTGATGCACCAGAATTGACTGCTGAAAACATAACAGATGGTGCTTTTTATATTTGGGATGAATCAAATCAATCTTGGAATTTAACAGAACCCCTTCAAAACCAACTTCCTAACGAAGCACTAGCTGGTGCATATGGTAATTAAAGGTAGTACTAAAATCTTCTACTCTCAGTTACAGGATATTTTAATTTTGAATCTGGTGAATTTATTTTAGTAAAAAAAGTAATTAAAGTTAATCTATCATCCGATTGTTTAGAATAATATTCTTCAGAACCATGAAAAGAATAAGCATCAAATCCAATTAATCTATTATAAATTCCTTTATAAGTTATAGTTTTTTCAAAGTTTTTAAAATGCTCTTCATAACTTTTTACTAACTCATTCATTTTATTTTTAGGTAATTTATTGTTAGTCATTTGTTTGAAGTATTCATATTTAATATCAGTGTTTACTTTTTGTGATAAAAAATTTCTTTTGTAAATATTAGTGCCAACATCACAATTTTTGGTAAGGTAAATAATTGAAGTAAATTGATGGGGGTCATCTCCATGAATCCAATCAGTGTATTTATAGTTAGGCGGTATTTTTTGAAACCTACTTGTTGCTTCATAAATTAAATTATTAGGGTTATCTGGGAAAAGTAATTTTAATTGTTTGTCGCACAAATTTTGAAAGAACCCATAATTTATTTCGTGTAAAGGACTTGTTCTTACTCCTGGAGAATAACCACATGGAGAGTAATCCAAGGTGTTTGCAAAATCTATAATTTCTTCTGGATTATTAAAAAATCCATCTACGCATAAATTAGGATATATCATTGTCTTAAATAAAGTTGGTTTAAATTCCCAGCATTACCTAGCTCTCCTTTTAAAAAAACATTAAATGACAAACTAATTCTAGTGCCTTTATTTTTTTTTTCTTGAACGAAATGCTTTGTTTGTGAGGGAAAAATTACTATATCTTTACTTTCAACTGCAAAAATCCAAGTATCAGAATTATATAAACCGTATTTAGTAGATGAAAATTTTAATTGTTTATATCTAGAGTCTTGAAATGATATTGTATCTGTAAGTTTATCTGCATTAATATAAAAAACTCCTGATAAATAAGAGTTTGCATGATCGTGAGAATGATGTTGTTCTTTTTGTTTAGTATAGTTTAACCAAGATTGAGTAATGTAGGGTGATATTGATTTGTGTGGAAAAAGTATTTTATTAAAATAATCTTCTACAAATAAATTTATTTCTTTTTTTAAATTTAAAAGAATAGGTCTTTCAAGAATGTAATTATCAACACTGGTAAGATTGTTTTTATTTGGTTTACATTTGATTTTATCAAAATAATTAATTTCTTTCTTTGTAAAATTTCTATTTAATTTTGACCTATAAATAGGTGTTGGAAAAATACCATAAATTTCTTGTTTAATCATTATTTTATAACTTTAAATTCTTTCATATTGACAATTTAAAACAACAATCGTATATTGTCAAGCAATGAAAGATATGGTGGTAGATATAGAACAGAACCTATTAAGTAAAATAGATTTATATCATGGTGATATAAATATGCCTGAAGGGTTTGAAATAGATCCTAAACAATTAACAGGAGATATTTTCTATCATAAAATTTATAGCACACCTTTTTCATCCTCAAGAACTCTAGATATGTTACATGCGTATATTAGAGAACACATTAATTTAAAATATAGTTTTAGTTTAGTTCAAGAACAAACTATGGGTGATTTTTTTAATCCTCAAGAAAGTTCCTACCCTATATCACATTTAAATCTTGTAGATTTAAAAAACTCTCCTGATTATATTATGCTTTATGGTGTGGATGTAGCTAAGGATTCTTGTAAAGTAGTTATTGATTATGATGACAACAGAAGAAAAGGAAGGACATGGGAAATACCTTTAGAAACAAATAGATTTATAATGTTTCCTTCTACTCAAAAATATCACATAACAAAAAATTTATCTAATCAAATTAATTTTGTATTAACATCTACCTACACTTACACATAATGAATTTTATTGATACCTATAAAGTTGATGTTAATTTATGTGATAAATTAATTAAGTATTGGAAAAATAATAAAGAATATAAACACGAAGGATCGTTTGGTTCTGAACAAGTTGACAAAACTATTAAAAATTCTACTGACGTTATTTTTTTTAATTCTTCTAAGGACACATATATTAAAGAATTTTTTAAAAAACTTTCTATATGTGTTACACAATATTGCAGTAAATATAAAATTGACACATTAATAAACACAAGTCTTGCAAATAAAATTCAATACTATCCTAAAGGCGGTGGTTATAAGGTATATCATTATGAAAGAGACCACTTAAAAAATAGTTCCAGGCAATTGGTATATATGCTTTATTTAAACACAATAAAAGATAAAGGAGGTACTAAATTTTTAAATCAAAAAATAACCACTCCTGCTATTAAAGGTAATCTTATTATTTGGCCGGCTGAATTTACTCACATACATAAAGGAATTGTTTCACCCAGTGAAGAAAAATATATAGCAACAGGTTGGTTTGATTTAATATGATGTTTGAAAATCAATATTGGGCTTTCGGTTCTGCGTTAACCCCTCGTTTTTGTGATGAAGTTATTAAACATGCAGCAACAAAAAAATTAAGTATTGCTTCAACAGGACAAGAAGGTAATTATAGAAACATGGTAAAAGAACCCTTAGATAAAAAAGAAATAACTAATTTAAAATATTCAAGAGATTCAGAAGTTACTTGGTTAGATGACAAATGGATATACAGAGAAATACAACCCTACATAACAAAAGCCAACAGATTAGCAGGCTGGAATTTCGATTGGGATTTTTCAGAATCAATGCAATTTACAAAATATAAATTAAATCAAAAATATGATTGGCACCAAGATTCTTGGGAGGAACCTTACACAGATCCTAATAATATAAAGTTTGGCAAGATTAGAAAACTATCTGTAACTTGTCAATTAACAGATGGTTCAGAATACAAAGGTGGCGAATTAGAATTTGACTTTAGAAACTATAATCCTAATATGAGAGACGAATCAAAACATTTAGTGCAGGCTAAAGAAATATTGCCTAAGGGGTCTATCATAGTGTTTCCTAGTTATTTGTGGCATAGAGTTAAACCAGTAACGGAAGGAGTAAGGTATTCTTTAGTTCTTTGGAACTTAGGGTACCCATTTAAATAATATGGATAAAAAAGAATATTTTAAAACACCTTTGTGGACAGAAGACAAACCAGAATTTGTTAAGTCGTTAAACAAAGCTAGTGACAAATATATTAAAGAAGCAAAAGATTACCATAAAAAAAAGATAAAAAAAATTGGTGATTTTGGAGGGTCGCATCACTCTACAACTTTACTTCAAGATAATAATTTTTTAGATTTTAGAAATTATATTGGCCAGAGATCATGGGAATTTTTAGATGAGCATGGTTATGCAATGGATAAATACATAACTGTATTTAGTGAAATGTGGGTGCAAGAATTTAGTAAAAATGGTGGTGGCCATCACTCTGCTCACGTGCATTGGAACCAACATGTGTCTGGTTTTTACTTTTTAAAATGTAGTGAAAAAACATCTGTACCTATTTTTCATGAACCAAGAACCGGGGCCAGAGCAACAAAACTACATATGAAACCGGATTTAAATATGATTGCAAATGGTGAAGAGCTTATTAATTTTAAACCTCAACCGGGTTCTATAATAATATTTCCTGGTTATCTTGAACATGAGTTTTCAGTGGATCATGGTAAAGAACCCTTTAGATTTATACATTGGAACATAACAGCAATACCAAAGGAGTTTGCTCGTGAGCCTTTTTCAGAAAAATAAATACGTAGTTATTAAAAAAGCTATAGATAAAGACTTAGCTTTGTTTCTTTATAATTATCTTATAATGAAAAAACAAGTAGCTCGTACCTGTTTTGATTATAGATACATTTCTCCTTTTGAAGACATGTTAGGTAATTGGAATGACACACAGATTCCAAATACTTATTCTGCTTATAGTGACATAGCTATGGAAACTTTAATGTTAAAGTGCCAACCCATTATGGAAAAAACTACAGGATTTAAATTGTATCCAGCCTATAGTTATGCAAGAATTTATAAAAAAGGTGATGAACTTAAAAGACATAAGGATAGATTTAGTTGCGAAGTATCTACTACTTTAAATCTTGGCGGTGATGATTGGCCAATATATTTAGAACCTTCTGGAAAGGATGGTAAAAAAGGCACTAAGATAATTTTAAAGCCAGGAGATATGTTAGTTTATTATGGTTGTGATCTAGAACATTGGAGAGAACCTTTTAAAGGAACAGACTGTGCTCAAGTATTTCTTCATTATAATAATCAAAAAACTAAGGGATCTAAACAAAACATGTTTGATGGACGTATACATTTAGGTCTTCCAAATTGGTTTAAACGATGATATACCCCTATAATGAGGGCAGTAATCCACCACATCTACTGCCTTCTTTATAAGGATTTTATATGCTACAAAAATTAGGATTTTTACCAGGATTCAATAAACAAGTTACATCTACCGGAGCTGAGTCTCAGTGGACTGGTGGTGAGAATGTGCGTTTTAGATATGGCACACCTGAAAAGATAGGTGGCTGGAGTCAATTAGGTGAGTCCAAACTTACTGGTGCAGCCAGGGGTTTACATCACATGGTCAATAAAGAAGGTATTAAATATGCTGTTATTGGAACCAATAGAATTTTATATGCATATTCAGGAGAAGTATTTTACGACATACATCCTTTAGTTAATCCAACAGGTACGTCTATCACTAATGCATTTAGCACGACTAATGGTCAACCAATTGTTACTATTTCTTTTGGAGGCAACCATAGCTTTCAAACGGGAGACATTATTTTATTTAGTGATTTTTCTACCATTACTAATTCTAATTTTAGTGCTACAGATTTTAACGATAAAAAATTTATGGTAACAAGTGTATCATCTCCAACGACTATTACTATTACAATGGGTAGTAATGAAACCGGTAGTGGAGCAACTACTTCTGGTGGTATTAAATTTTTTCAATACTATCATGTAGGTCCAGCAGAACAAGTTGGTGTTTTTGGATGGGGCATAGCTCAATTTGGTGGAACAGTAACTTCTCCTAAAACAACAACTTTGAATGGGGCCTTATCGGCTAACTCAGCAGGAACAGGTGGAACTGGAACCAATATTGTTTTAACATCTGTATTAAACTTTCCAATAACTGGAACTAATTTTATACAAGTAGGTACGGAAGAAATTTCTTATACAGGAGTTAACGTAGCAACAAATACTTTAACGGGAATAACTAGAAATGTTAGAGGAACAACTAATGCTTCTCATAATACTGGAGCTACTGTTACAGATCACAGTGGGTTTTCTGGTTGGGGTCAATCAGCAGCTAACACGGATACTGTAGCTGAACCTGGTCTATGGTCCTTGGACAATTTAGGTAGCACTTTAATTGCTTTAATATTTAATGGAGAATGTTTTGAATGGGATTCTAATTTAACTAATGCAACAGGAACTAGGGCTACAATTATTACAGGAGCACCGACAGCATCAAGAGACATGTTAGTATCAACTCCAGATAGACACTTAGTATTTTTTGGAACAGAAACTACGATTGGAGATAAAACAACACAAGATGATATGTTTATTAGATTCTCTTCTCAAGAAAATATAAATGACTACACACCTACAGCAATCAATAGTGCGGGTACACAAAGACTGGCCGCTGGATCACGGATCATTGGTGCAACGCTTGGTAGAAATGCAATTTATGTTTGGAGTGACACTTCTTTATTTACTATGAGATTTGTTGGA